AAAATTAATGAAGATGCAATAACATCTCCAAATCCCATTTTACCTGCTGCCTTATCTTCCAACATTTTTACTTGTTCTTCAACATCTTCTGTACTTGGTATTATTCCAAATTGTTGATTTCTAGCACGTTCTGCAGACATAGCAAGACCTAAAATCTCTTCATCTTCTTTGGTCTTTTCTAATTCTAAATCTAATAATTTTTTTTGCATATTAAAATCAATCAATGCTTTTTTTGCGTAAGACTCTATTTCTCTTCTAGGTTCATTAAAATCTCTCAATGCTCCTAATAATGTTGATAAATTTTTTATTGTTTCATTACTTGCCATATTATCCCCCCATCATATCCATTAATGATTGTCCATAGTTTTTGCTTGTTAATCCTTTATCTGCTGCTGCTTTATCTAAAGCAAATCCTGCAGCTTGTATATCACGCATACGTGATGCTTCTCTGATTCCTAAATTAAATCGTTGCTCTCTTGCTTGTAAAGCTCTAGCCATTTGTTGATTTGCAAACTCTCTTTGTGCTAATTGCATAGCTTCTTGTCCAGCTCCAGTTTGTAAATTAGTCATACCTATTTGACTAGAAAGTTGTTCTTGTCCTAAACCATATCCCATAACAGCTTGTTGTTGTTGTAATCCTTGACTTTCTCCAAGCATTTCTCTTCTAGTGTCAAACTCTTGTTGCACTTCTCCAACAGTATCTTCTAACATACTATATTGAGTACCAAGTAATTGACTAAACTCGTCTCTTTTTGCTTTTTCTTCAGCTCTTTTTTTTCTGCTTCCAAAAAATCCTGAAATTCCAGATAAAATTTTACCTGCTTTTTTAAATTTTTTATACTTAGCAGAACCTGTAGCTACTGCTGATATAACCGTACTTAAAGCTATTGGCATTATTCACTCTCCTTTTTAAATGGTTCAAATACTTGACCTAAGTCTTGCATAACATTCAATATATTAAATTCAGTTGCAACTTTCATAGATGCTTCTTTTTTTGCTTTCATATACATTTCTTGGTTTTGCATTTCTTGGTCCATAACTTCTGATGTTGAACCTTGCATTTTACTTATTTGGTCTTTAATTAAGTCTGCTCCTCTTTTTCTTCTAGAACCATAATCATCACCAAAATTTCTTAATTCATTTTCTAACTTCATGTAAGAATCTATATTAGATGGATTATCTGCAATTTCTTGTATAATTCCCGCAAACTTTGGTGTTCTTCCATAATTTGTACCATACTGAAATTGTATATCTGCAATCACCGTTTGTACATTAGATGGTAATTCATCGAAATTTTTACCAGTAAGTTTACTATAAGACTCTTTTATTTTACTAGAATATTGTTCCTTAGCCATCATATCTATTTCATTAACTTCTTCAATACTTAATTCTAATCCACCAGTTTCTTTTAGCTTTGCAACTGCTTTATCTTTTTTAGCTCCTAAATATGGAATTAATTTATCCTGCAACTCTTTAGAAAGTCCTGAAATAGATGTTGCATCCTGTTGACCTAAATCAAAACCTGAAGCAATAGTAACACCAGATTGTCCCATAACAGAACCATCATTATTTTCTGGTATATAAGCTTTTGTAATTGCTTTACCTTCATTTTCTTTTATAAAATTAAAATCTATTCCCATTTTAAATTATCCTTCCTGTGTTCATAGGAGTTCCATCTAAATTGTATTGTGTTCCTCCAAAATTATCTTCTTTTTTTTCAAAAGGTTCTTCTGTCATTTTAGCATTGTTATTTAATACTACATTTGATGTTCCTGATGTAAAATCATTTACTAAATTATTATATATATTTACATCAGAATAAAATCTAGGTTGTAATTCACGACCTTTCATAGCTTCTCTTCTTTCATCAATACTTAAATCAGAAAGTTTCACATTTTCTCCAAAAGCTTCTAATCCAACTCTTCCCATTAAACTATCTTCTTTTACTTTACCAGCTCTAAAATCTGTTTTAAAATCTTTTACTGCTCCCTCTAATGCATATGTAGATTCATTAAAAGCTTGTGCTCCCATTACACCTGCTGTTAAATCTTGTACAAAACCAGAACCAGTGTCTACTTTATCTTTAAAAATATCTGACGACTTTGCGCCTACTTGTGCTAATATTAATTGTTCTTGTGTTGCCATATTATCTCGCTTCCTCTAATTGTGTTTTCATCCATCTACCATCTACTTTGATATATAAATAATTATCATGTCCTTCTTTAACAACCTTTCTATCACCATCTTCACCTTGTGAATTCCCTGGTACTTGTTTATCTACCTCTATTGGTGTTTCATATTGTTCTTTTATTTCTTCAATATCATTTACATTATCTTTTATAGTCTGTATTCTATCTAAAATTCTTTGTTTTTTAATCATCGTACTGCTTTTTCTCTATAAATTATTTGTATATCGTTAATTTCAAATCCAGCGTTTACAGCTCCTGTACTCTTCAATGCTATACCAAAGCTGACTAAGTTCTTAAAAGTGTCAGGAACAGCTAATTTAAGCGTTTTTAAGCTACCTGTATTGTTTGTTAATGTGTCAATATCTGTTAATGCTACTGGTGTATTGTCTCTTTTTGTACCAAATCCTTGTAATTTTATATTAGCAGTTTGTTTACAATTTACATAAATAGTATTAATATTTTTATTTACCATAGGTGTACCAAAATCATATTCTTTTGACTGCATAATAACACCAGTTTTTGTAAATGATGTAGGACTATTTACCCATTTTACAAGCTTTGCATCACTACTTTGTATTTCAACCCAATTAATATCACCATTATTTCTAGTAATTATATTACTAATATTATTAGTACTTGTTGTATCACCAGTAATCCAAGATTGTGATTTAATATCATACATCAATACATTATTACTAGATTGATTATTAGTAATATATATTTGTTTTGTTTTAGGTATAAACCCTATCACATTGTTATCATGATAGTAATTTGATTCCCAATCATCAAAAACAGGTTGTCCATTTTCATTTATATTTATATCTACTATTCTTTGTCCATCATATATAAAAGCACCATATTTATTAAACCAAGCTACAAAACCTTCACCCTGTACAACATGATAGTCTTTTTCACATCCTTTAAAATTAAATGTTCCTTCTAAAAACTCTATATTTCTAGATACATTTATAATAAATAAATTTCTTTTTTTAAATTGCAGCAACTTATTACCAACACTAGATAACTTTATAATACTATCTCCGTCTTCTATTGCTGCATCTATAAAACTTTCTTCTTCAAAAAAATCAAACTGATTTGGTAATGACTTTAAAACTCTATCAGACTTTGTAACTATTTCACCATCAGCATTTTCATATTGAACATTACCAACATATAATCTTCTATTTATAATAGTACTAGTTTTAAAACCTGTATTTACTGGACCTATTACAGAACCACTTTCTATTAAGCTTGGCTCTACTGTTTTTAACTCTGTTATTTCAAAAGGTTGTGCATATGAACTATTACTGTACAAATTACCTGGATATTCAAATTGCTCTTCACTATTAATCGTTACAGTATTTAAAAAAGAATAAGAATCAGAACCTGCATAACGAACACCTTCTTCAAAATCTACTTCAGCAAATAAATATTTAGGACCTAATGTACCTGTATTAATCTCTCCATCAGCTCCAGATGCTATATCAATATCAGTTACGTGAGCCCAATATAATTTAAACCCTGAATAGTTTTTTTCTCTACCACCCATTCTACCTAATAATCCAAAATATAAATTTTGTTTTTTATTAGATGTTGCATTCTGATGTATATGTCCTATATGTATTGATTCTGATTCTTGTTTATTACCATTAAAATCTTTATAAACTTTAGAAGCAAATAATACATATCTTGTTCCTGTAATAACATCTATATTAGAACCTGTATCTGCATTATCATCTCCTGAAAAACCAATAAATACACCCATACCACCTTCATTATTATTAGTATAAGGATTACCACTACCAGAATTATCCCAATCATCTAAAAGTTGTTCAGCAGCATCTGCAGTTAAACCAAATCGTTCTGGATTTGTACTGTCACTATTTGCTGGAAACATAAATACTTCTGAACCATTTCCTGGAGTATGAAATCCATTAATAAAACCATCAGCTAATGAATTATACATTTCATCTGGTTTATACTTATCAACATTAGACCTACCTCTTATTGGTGCTATATATAAATCATTTGTAGAAAAACTACCAGTATCTTCATGGTCTATAGCAGTGTTACTTCCACCTAATCTTCTAACAAATTTATGATAACTAAATATTTTAGGTTTATTTGTGCCAACAGAATTTGCAAAATGCGGAACAACCCTTACAGCTCCATCAATATTATACATTTCTACTTTAGTAGCAGTATCTCCATACTGAATTTCGCTAGCTTCTAATACCTGACCATTGCTAGCATAATCATAAATACGTATTCTTTTTGGAGATGCAGTAATATCGTTTATTAAAGCATATTCTTTTTCTGTAAGTGTATTAGGACTACTAAATTGTCTATCAGAATTTAAATGCAATAATCCATTACCATAGTTTAAAGTATCTATAGCATTTAAAGCACTGGCAGTTACGTTTAATTCGTTTCCAATAACTTGTAACTTACCTGGTACTTCATTACTAAGATTTAATAATACTTGAAATTCATTATCAGCTAAATCCCTAGGTGTAGTATTGTTATTCAGTCCACCACTAAAATTACTTACGTTTATTGCTTTTTTTGGCATTTTTCTTTTTCTTCTTTTTTTTCTTTAAGTTATATAATCTCCTAGAATTATTAATACTAGTACCTGGCATTTTACTTGGTACCATCTATCAACTCTCCCCACACTGTTGTTTTGCCATCAATTATTTCAACGACTTCAACTTTAAATTCTCCATTATCAAACCAATCTATAATAGCAAAAGCATGACCCCAGTTATGTAATCTACCTTTTAACCATCTGTTATTTTCATGGTCCATTTTTTTAAGACACTC